GCTACAGGTGCCCTGTTACTATACCCGCTTGCATAATCAACAGAACGGATACCCGATGAAGTCATCTCACGCACCACCCGGCGTAAAGCCGTGTTGTAGTCAAACGCGCCTGACGCAATGTCAAGACAAGCCCGATCAAGATACTTTTGATAGTATTCTGACAGTGGAGTAAAAACTTTTTTCCCATCCCCGTAATCCAGAGAAAATCCCAATGATCGTGTAATGTTTTTGATATCGCCTTCTGTCTGGCTGACAATCGCAGAAGATAAACCCTGCAGCCAGTCATTTTCCTCTGGAGGCGTGAATTGTCCATTTACCTGCTCATATATATCTTTGTTGCGGACATATTCCCAGTCTATCACCTTATCATATAGGGCAAATAACTCAGGGTATGTGACATTAAGCAGCCTTTTTAGCTCGTCCTCGATAAACTCTGAGGAATTGCCCAGTATCTTGACACGGTTTAGCTGATAATCTGCTGTGGACGTTATTTCACCTGTCTTTTTAATCCGTCTGACTACATCGGACATTATCCTATCCTGTAGTCCGTAGAAAAGCTTTTCCACCTGCAGGGGCAGGCTCCCCATTTCCTCCGGTCGCATCTACATCACTCCTGTACATCATCCGGGAATTGGATTTTTGCAAGAGCTTTCATGGCCTGATCCTCTGTTTCGCCGTAGCGTTTCATGCGGAATTCCACTGGGCCTATGATTCCGGCAGCCAGGTCAGCTCTAAGCTGTTCCAGCTCATACTTCTTATCCACTATGAGTGAATCGTCCCAGTCGCAGGACACTTCCACTTTACCGGCCGGTGCAAGCCCGCCCATATCAATCCAGACCTCCATTGCCTTTACAAGATACCGGATGGCCTCCTCAGTGCTATTCTGGATGTCCTTAACCGTAGAATATGATCGCTGCTTACTGCTCTTTATCTCTTCAGCAGTCTTCTCTACATTCTGCGGATCTGACAAAGTACCATAAGCAAGACCGCTGTTAAATTCTACCTTTTGGATTATCCTATTGTACCCGTTAAAAAAACTTTCATCCCTGATTTCCGGGGAGTATACATTGAACAGAGGCTTTCCTGTTGTTGGGTCCGCAATACCATTACCCATAGGATAGTACAAACGCTCCTGTCCCTTTGGAAGGAGCACATCTCCCTGCCGGTTCTTTTTGAAGTATTCGTTTGACGCCTGAATAGCAGTCTCCTTTGACCGGTACTCCCAAAGAGCTGCTCCGTACATCTCATCCGCATCCTGTATCTGTTTTTCCGCCCGGGAATAGACCGCTACCCCCAGTGGGGAATCAGGATCTACGTTATTGGCAAGCGGGATTTTAAGATAAGAAAACAATGCGCAGTCTGCATTCCTGAACTCTTCATATGGGGATATATCCTCCCATTCATCGACATCCTCCAGCTTGATCTCCATACCAAGCTGCACAATCTCATCTGTTTTGACAATCGCTTTTCTGCTGACAAATGCCCGATTGATGACGATGTATTTATCTCCCTGCAGACTGTGGTATTCCAACCGCGTGTATAACTTCTTCCCCTTGCGTTTAAATTCCGGGAAGATAGCTCCGGTCATCGTACCGGATGAATCAAACTCCGTCGGATAACAATTACCGGCCCGTACGATATCTACAGCCACCTTCTCCCCGGTAAGGTATGGCTTAAAGCAAATACCACCAGTGGCACTTGCAAATTCCACGTATTTGCGAAGGTTACCCCTAAATGGCGTGAGCATTTCATTTATCAGGTCTGCCCTCGGGCTGCCGCTCACCTCAATCCTGGCCTCATTTGTAACGAGTCTCGCAAACTCACTGCTTATGGCCGCAGGCAAGTTCAGACCCTTGACATCTTTGCTTATCCAGGGCGGCTTATTACGATACATGCGCTGCCACCGGTATATGGATTCAGCCATTTCCGGCGATACCGCTATATCGACGCCCAGCGCCTTTTTAATGCTTTCATACTGTATCACTGCTATCACCTCACTCTCGTTCTGTAAACGGCAAGAACATGGATATTAACCCCCACATACCACATACAAGATACCTTGTGGCATCGGCGGCATGGTCATTGAGCTTTACAACCTCTTCCTTGCCCTTTTCAACACTTTTTGGATCATACTGATATAACCCCAATTCTTTAATCAGCAACGTTTGTTTTTGCTGGTTAATCAAAATCCGGCGGAAAGAAAAGAATTTCTGTACTCTGCTTATCCCGAGCTTTACATCATTGAACGCCGGGATAACATCTATATGTGGCATAATCCGTCGCACCTCCTCAATGAGACCGGCTGCAGAAGGGTCAATAAATACCCAGCTCACTACCCTGTCATACTCTTTTTCCAGCCTATCACAAAAATCTTTCAATTCTTTTGCATATTCCGACGGTGATTTTTGCCCCTCATCTCTGCCGCAATGGTACCACTCGTCCAGTCCGCATAACGTTTGTCTACTGTAACTGATACCGAATGCCTCGAATACCGTAGGGTTCTTCTGGCCGTAGTCAACGCCTACTCCTATCTCGCCAATTGTCTTTTTCTCATTTTCTGGGAGTCCATCGTAGTAATGAAGTTCAGTATTTACCATGTAATAGACCAGATCGTCTATACCTATGCTCTCTCCAAGCCATACCCAGCGATACATCTTAGGATCTGTCTGCTCCATGACCTCCGCTGACTCAATGAGATCAGGCCCCAGCCAATCAGGGGGTACATCTCTATAATCTGTGTGTATGTGGATGCAGTCCGGTCTCTCCTCCATCTTACGACACCATTCGTTTATGGGGGCATTCGGGTTTTTTGGAGGGTTGTACAGGTAAATCATCTGGAATCCGCCCTGATTACCACGGACAAATGTAGCTTCGATGTTCGCCAGCTCCTCTTCTCCTTCTCCGTCATCGAAGAACTCCGTCAGCTCGTCCAGTACCACAAGCTTAATGGGCTTATCCTCATCTATGATACCTTTTGTATCATCCACGCCGTCAGATCCGGAAAAGTAAATGGTGTTTCCATTCTTTTTGTAGGTTATCTCCATCGGGGATTTCCCGATCTTAAACCGTTTTTTACTGACTCCCAAGCGGTTAATACCGCGTATCATCTCCTTATATACCGTCTTGCGCAGCTTATTGTGGTGCTTGCGCAGGACAACGCAGGATGCGTTATGCTCATCCATAATCCGGAAATCTGTTGCGATACTCACATAACTGGATTTTGTTCCCGCACGCCCGGAAGTAAGGATGATGTGCCTATGCGTCCGGTCATTAAACAAAGGGAGATACTTCGGGATGACTATTTCTGAAATCTTAATTTTCTTCTTTTGGCGCATCATTGAATATTTCCACCCCGTCCTCTCCATCTTCATCTTGTCCGTCTCGATTCAGTTTGTCCACCTGGGCTTTTATGAGCTCCAGGTGCGCATCATCATATCCAAATTTATGCAATGCCTCTATGGCGCGCTGGCGTCTGGCCTGCACTCTGGTAAGGGCCTCCTCAACTGCCTGTATCTGCCCAAGGATACCCGTAAATTCCCGCAAGTCTGTGATCTTGCCTTTTTCAAATCCTGCAGTGTATTTCGTTACCGTCATGCCCGACGGAACTTTTGTTGAGATAATGCCTGGCACGTCGTCCTCTTCCTCTTCTGGCAGACGCTCTTCCAATTCACGCAGACCATTTATGCGCTTCAGCATCCGGCGCTCTCGAACAGTCAGAAGCTGTATTTCCTGCAGAAGGAGCTGCTCCTTATCCAGCTGTACCATTTCCAGGAGTTCCTTTTCTTCGGCATCCAAGGTATCAAAAAAAAGAGTCTCAAACTCTCCCGTTTTCACTGCATTCTTATTTCCCGGCGGACCTGTTCCACCGTGGCCTACAGCGTTCTTATTCCCAGGCTGCCCGCCCCTGCGATTAGTAACGTTACTTTTTGTTTTCGGTAACGTTACTTTTTCCCATCCGTCTTGATTCTTCCATTTACGAACCTGCGTTTCTGATACATCCAGTTCCGCAGCGATATCTTTTAATTTTCGTTTCTTCCCGCTTTCAAGCCATAGTTTCATAGCCATTTCCCGGTTCGGACTTCTTGGTCTTGCCAAGCCTCACCACCTCTCAATCGTTTCGTTTTGCAATATAAAAGAGACACCTAAGTGCCTCTTACTCTTTTACCAGTTTATATCCCTTTAATACTATGCTCCTTGTCTGTGCTGGCTGATAATCTATCAGTTCCCAACGCTTTAGTGCCTCCAGATGCTTCCACACAGTTGATGTGGAACTAATCCCTATTGCCTTGCATATATCTCTTACGGACGGAGAATACATATTCTTGGTTATATAATCGACAATGAAGTTATATACATCCATCTGCCGCCTTGTTGGTCCGGTTTTCATTTTATCATCTCCAAACATGTGTTCTTTTTAATCATTATAGAACATATGTTTTATTATGTCAAATGGAGGATTATCCCATACGCTTAATAGGCATAGCCGGGATC